ATCTTCAACCGTTCAACGAGAAAGTCCAAGTGCTGTTTTTGGAATTAGTACTCCTGGTCGTCCAGTTTACAGAAATGGAATGTACGATACAAATGTTAAGGAAACATTAGAAAACGGTGAGGTCGAATTACAAGATGTTGATATTATCGGAAGAAGAGGTGGGCATTCATTTGTTATGGATGATGGAGACTTAGAAGGTAATAATCAAATGATGAGATTAAGAACTAGTCATGGTCATCAAATTACAATGAGTGACGATGGTGAGTGTTTATACATAACTCATGCAAACGGACAAAGTTGGGTTGAGTTAGGTAAAGGTGGAACCGTTGATGTTTACAGTTCTAACTCAATTAATATGAGAACACAAGGAACTTTAAATTTACACGCAGACGAAGATATTAATATCAATGCCGGTGGTAATCTGAATATGAAAGCAGACACAAATATAGAGATGGGTGGAACAGAAATACATCTCAATAAAGATGGTGCTAGTACAGTTCCGGGAACATCAACAACTTATACCGATATAGAATTAACTGATGATGGATGGAAAGCAGAAGAAACGGCAAGTCTTGCATCTATCGCAACTAGAGTACCAACCCACGAACCATATAGTGCTCATAACGGAAGTGTTACTCAAACGACTAATCCAGTTGATAGGGATAAACTAAATAAACAAGTTACTACTTTGATTAATAATCAAAAAGTTCAACCACCTAAATATACATAATGGCTACATATATCGGATACAACACTATTAACCAAATAAAGAAACACACTCTTACTGATACCGAGTTAGTAAAGCGTGATTTCTTAAATTCATTGAACATTAGACAAGGTGAGGTTCCTGGTCGTCCAGAAGTTGGAACTACTATTTGGAATTATGTATTTGACCCAAACACCAATGATGTCTTGAGACAAATCAAAGCCGAGATAAATCGATTAATTGATTACGATCCGAGAATCACTGCAGAGGAAATCAATGTTACTTCTCGAAGTCATACAGTAATCATTGAAGTAAATGTTCGTATCATTCCTAACTTGGAACTCGAAACTATTCGTGTTTTCTTTGATGAAGGTTCTAATTTAGCATCTTTAGGCTAACATTATATACAGAGTTTATAAACAACATAAATAACGGAAAGATATTTAATTCGTTATTATGGCAACAAGTTCACGACAAACAAGTATATTTGGAATAGATGATTGGAAGGCTTTATACAAGACTTACAACCAAGCAGACTTCCAAAGTTATAACTTTGAAACACTTAGAAAATCATTTGTTGATTACATAAGACAGAACTACCCAGAAGATTTTAATGACTATGTTGAAAGTAGTGAGTTTATTGCATTACTTGATGTTATTGCCTTTATGGGTCAAGCAATCAGTTATAGACAAGATTTAAATACTCGTGAAAACTTTTTAGATACTGCAGAAAGAAGAGACAGTGTAGTAAGACTTGCGGACTTAGTTGGTTACACACCTAAGAGAAGTGAAGCAGCATCTGGTTACCTCAAAGTATCTTCTATATCAACTACCGAAAATATCACAGATTACAATGGTTCAAATTTAGCAAATGTAACTATTCGTTGGAATGATAGTACTAATGCTGATTGGCACGACCAATTCAATACAATCATTAATGCGTTACTAAAAGATAGTCAACGAGTTGGTAAACCTGCAAGAACAACAGATGTTCTTGGAATAGAAACAGAAGAATACACCGTAAATCTAGTTAACAATTTGATGCCAGTAATTCCTTTTAATGCTGATGTCAATGGTTCTAATATGTCTTTTGAAATTGTCAGTGCTACTACTGCAGGTGGGAGTTCTGTATATGAACCTGCTCCAGTTCTTAATGGTGATTTTAACTTTATGTATAGAAATGATGAAATGGGTTATGCAAGTGCTAACACTGGATTCTTCTTTTATTTCAAACAAGGTTCATTATCAAATAAAGACTTTACACTAAATGAAAGAGTTGCAAATAGAACAGTGGATATTAATGTTGAAGGTGTAAACAATGATGACATTTGGTTGTACCAACTTAATACATCAAACGGTTCAGTAGAAAGTGAGTGGGAAGAAGTAGAGAATGTTTATTCTCCTACTACTGATCAATCTGGTTCTTCTATAAGACAATACTTTAGTGTTACTAGTAGAGCAAATGACCAAATTACAATGAATTTCGGTGATGGTGTATTTGGTGAAATTCCAGTTGGTTTCTTCAGAGCATTTTTAAGAACAAGTAATGGTCAGAAGTATGTCATAAACAGAAATGATATTACTGGAGTTCAGATTAGTGTTCCTTATATTAGTAGAACGGGTCGTTCGGAAACTGCTACATTCACAGTTTCATTAACAGAGAATGTAAGTAATGCAACTACAAGAGAAACACTAGCAGATATTAAACGAAACGCACCAGCCAGATTCTATACACAAAATAGAATGGTTAATGGTGAAGACTATAACAATTTTCCTTACACTGCTTTCAGTAGTATTATTAAAAGTAAAGCAGTCGCAAGATCAAACATTGGAACAAGTAGATATCTTGATTTAATTGATCCTACTTCTAAGTATTCGAGTGTAAACACATTTAATAGTGATGGTGTTTTATTCAAAGATTCTAAGGAAGAAGACTTCGAATTTTCTTTCAATGACAAAAATGATATTGAATCTGTTATTCGTAATCAAGTAGAACCCAAACTAGTTGAGAGAAGTACAATTCATCTTTATTATAAAGAGTTCCCAAGAAAATCATTATCTTCTGTTGATATACAATGGAATCAGAGTACAACCAGTACAAACGAAACTACTGGTTATTTTATGAATACAGCAACTACACCTTTAGAGATTGGTAGTTATGTATCTGATAATAGACAGTTCTTAGTAGAAGGTGCATTAATTAAATTTACAACACCTGCTGCAAACAGTGATGGGTTTTACTATTTCGATGAAAATAATAGATTAAAACAAAAGACTTCATTATCTGCTACTGATAATACAACTATTTGGACAAGCATTAAAGATGTTACATTACAGGGAACTAACTTTGGTTCTGGTAATTTTGATGATGGAACTGGTCCAGTAATAATCACAGACTTTATTCCTACAAATGCAGTTCCTGAAGAAATTATTACCGTTTATAACACTGATTTACCAGTAGCGTTCGAACAAGATATGTTAGAACAAATCGAGTTATACAATGACTTTGGTTTGGGATACAACAACACCGATGGTGAATGGTATATCATCACAGATTCAAACTTAAACAAGACTGGTAGTTTTGATTTGACAAATGCAGAAGATACAAGTGGTACTGGAATCGATGCCAGTTGGATAGTAAAGTTTATTGCAACTGATAATGTCTATAAAGTTACAACAAGAGGATTATATTATTATTTTTCAAGTGTCTTGGAAAACAGATTCTATTACAACAATGAAAAGATTTTTGATCCTAAGAGTGGAAAGACAGTAAATGATTTTGTCAAAGTTCTTAAGACAAATACAAAACCAGGATTAAACGAACAACTTATTGATGATATCAAATTAGATATTGTTGACCAACCAGTTGCATCAGATGGATTCGTAAATGACTATCTTGTTGAAGTTAGTTTCACAGACGATGACGATGATAACATTGGAGATAATCCAGATTTCTTTGATGACTTAGTTCAAAGTAGTGGACAAGTATTTTTCCAAACAATTACAGATAGTGATGGTCTTGAAAGAGATTTACCATTAGCAAGTGGAACAATTATCACTGAGTTCTCGTCAACTTCTGATTCAAGTTTAGTGTTGTCAAGTTACGCAGATGGTCAACTATTTTATTTCTCTTCTGAAACAAATAAGTTTAGAGAATTAAATAGTAGTGTTTTAGAAGTAAGAACTGATTTATCTGTGGAAACTGGTAGACAAGATTTACAATTCCAATATAGACATAATAGTGCAGAAACAAATAGAATAAACCCAGGTTTGACAAACATTATCGATATGTATATTGTCACTGATGCTTATTACACTGCTTATAGAAATTATGTTCAAGATACAACTAATACTGTATCTAAACCATCACAACCTACAAATTCTGAATTGACGACTGCTTATACCAGTCTACAAGATTCTAAAATGTTATCTGACAACATTGTATTGAACAGTGTTAACTTCAAACCATTATTTGGTACGAAAGCAGATGCTTCACTAAGAGCAGACATTCAAGTTATTAAAACTGCTGGTTCAATTGTGAGTGATAGTGAAGTTAAAAGTAGAGTCGTTTCAGTTGTAAATCAATACTTCGATATTACAAATTGGAACTTTGGTGATACTTTTTATTTCTCTGAACTTGCAGCATACATACACGAACAACTAGGAGATATTGTTGGTTCTGTTATTCTGAAATCATTGGATTCAAGTAAGACATTCGGTGATTTGTATGAAATAAGATCAACATCTAATGAGATTTTTGTAAGTGCATTGACGGTTGATAATGTAAATGTTATCAATTCACTTACTTCAGAAACTCTTAATGGAGTAGCATAATATGGCTAGAAATCGTTCCGTTGATTTTTTACCAGAACTATTTAAAACAGAAACCAATAAAGAGTTTCTAAGTGCAACACTTGATCAATTAACTCAAGAACCTAAACTAAAAAGAACACAAGGTTATATTGGTAGAAACTTTGCAGAAGGTAATCAAGACGATGAAGATACATATATCGTAGAACCAAACGAAGAGAGAGGAAATTATCAATTAGAACCAGCCGTCATTTTTCAAGATAGTGAAGGTAAAGTTGACGAAGCAATCACATATCCCGAGATTATTGATTCACTAAAAACAAGTGGTGCAGATGTAACAAGACACGATAGATTATTTTCCAACAAGATTTATAGTTGGTCTCCACTTATTGATTTTGATAAGTTTGTAAACCATTCACAATACTACTGGTTACCAGAAGGTCCAGATAGTGTTGATGTTAGTGCATCTGAAATTTCATTGACTGACAATTATGATGTTACTAGAGGTACTGATTCATATGAAATGAGTGGTATTAGTGGAGAGAATCCAACAATTACAGTTGCAAGAGGTGGTGAATATACTTTCACTTTAAATCAAGGGGGAAATCCTTTTTGGATTCAAACGGAACCTGGTAAAGACGGATTAAGAAATGATACCGATAATATTAGTACAAGATCAGTACTTGGTGTTACTAATAATGGATTAAGTACTGGCACAGTTACATTTGCTGTACCTTCTGCATCGGCTCAAGATTTTTATACAAACTTAACATCAATCACAGATATTGATTTGGCAACATTCAAACGATTCGATGAAATCAATGGTGCCGTTCTCAGTGAATTAAAAACAATTGATGGAGTAAGTGACTTAGAAAATAAAACCATTGTATTCTTAGATTCAACTGCAGGTAATAGTGCTGATTTGGGTTGGCAATATCTTGATTTATTTGATGATACTGGTTTAGAAGAAGATGCAAATGATGAAGTTGTTTATATCGATGCACAAGCAGATAGATATAGTGTCTATAAAATTGAATACCTAACTAGTGGTGATAGCACTGTTATAAAACTTAATAAGATTAAAGGTGTAAACAAACACGAAAAGTTCTTAGTTACTACTGGAACTACATATAGTAATATTTCTTTTTATAAAAATTCATCTGGGTACTTTGAACAAATACCAGTTCTTACTTCTGGTTTAGATAGACTTTATTATCAAGACGGAAATGACGATAATAAATTTGGTGTTATTAATATCGTTGACTCATCTGTAAATCCTATTTTATATGTAGATGTGGACATTGTTGGTAAAAAGAATTACACAAGTCCCAATGGAGTAGTATTTACAAATGGTTTAAAAGTTCAGTTTAGAGGAAATGTTTCCCCAACTACATATCAAGACAAAGAATACTATGTAGAAGGTGTAGGTAAAGAAATTATCTTAGTTCCAGTAACTGATTTAGTAACACCAGAAACATACACTAATTCAATTACACAACCATACGATAGTCAGCCGTTTGATACCAAGTCATTTGACTCATCTTTAAACTCTCCATCTGATTTAGACTTCATTACAATTAATCGTTCAAGTAATGATTTAAATCCTTGGACTAGAAGTAACAGATGGTTCCATATTGATGTTATTACTAAAACAGCAGAATACAACAATACAACATTGGTTGTTGATAATGACTACAGAGCAAACAGACCAATCATTGAATTTGAATCAAACATTCGATTGTTCAATTATGGAACTGAAAGTAAAAAACCAATTACTGCGATTGACTTCACAGAAACAGATGCGTTCAGTAACATCAATGGTTCATCTGGATTTGAAATAGATGGTGCATCTATTACAGATGGTGCAAGAGTTATATTTGCAGCAGATGAAGACACAGATGTAAGAAACAAAATATACACAGTAAATATTATTGATTTGGATGATGATGGTTCAACAGAAGTTGAGTTAGTAGAAACAGACTCTACAATTCTTAAAGATCAAATAGTTGTCTCTTTAATTGGGGCAACAAGACAAGGAAAATCATATCATTATGATGGAAGTGAATGGATAGAATCACAACAAAAGACTAAAGTAAATCAAGCACCTTTATTTGATTTATATGATAGTAACGGTGTTTCATATTCTAATACAACCACTTATAAAAATACAACATTTGCTGGAACAAAAATTTTCAGTTATAAAGAAGGAACAGGTGTTAAAGATACTGTTTTAGGTTTTCCTTTATCTTATTTAAATATCGACAATATCGGTGACATTGTTTATTCTAATAATCTTTATTATGATACATTCTCTTATGGTGTACCTACAGTAACCACAACTACGGAAAATGGTTTCTTAAGACAATATTCCGACAGAACAACATACAATAAAGAATTTGGTTGGACAGAATTTATTGAAGAAGTTAGACAACCACAAGTGTTCACATTTGATTATGATGGTGTAAGTTTAATTCTTGATGTAACACAAAAAACTAATCTCAGTATTCCAGCCCTCAAAGTTTTTGTAGATGGTACTATTGTTAATAAAGACAACTACACAGTTACGGAAGGTAACGGTAAAACAGTAATTGTTTTTAATGATGTTGATGTATACACAGTTGGCACTCAAATTGTAGTTTATATTATTAGTGATGAAGCA